TTTGGAGAGAATTTAATCCATTGTTTGCTCGTGCAGGGCGACCAACAGGAATTAGAATATATTAAAAGTAATGATACTATGAGGAAAAACTGTGTATAGCTCATTAAATATTTATAACCAACCTATAACACAGGCTGTCTCAACAGTTGAATCACCAAATGCGGCATATCAACGCATGGCACAGTTTTGGGATTTGATAACAGATTTGAAGGAAGGTACTTATAAGATTAGAAGTGAACATAGAAAGTATCTGCCGCAAGAGGCTCGTGAAACTGATGATTCATATGACGTTCGATTATCAAGATCAACTGTTGTACCTTACTTGCAGAGAATAGAAAAGATGCTGGCTGGCATGATAACAAGAAAACCTGTAAGGCTTGATAATGTTTCTGATTTAGTAAGAGAACAGCTTTTTGACGTTGATCTAGAAGGGAACGATTTAAATGTCTGGTTATATGAAACAGCCAGAACAGCTATTTCATTTGGGCATTGTGGTGTGCTTGTAGATGCACCAAAAGAAGGTGATAAAACCAGACCTTACTGGGTAACATATTCACCACGAAATATTCTGGGATGGAGAAGTGAGATTATAGATGGTGCAAGACAGCTTACACAGTTAAGGTTGTTAGAAAATGTTGTAGAACCTGATGGAAAGTATGGTGAAAAGCAAGTAAAGCAGATTAGAGTTTTAGAACGTGGTCGTTATGAGATTCACAGAAAAGATAAAAAGAATAGTGAATATAAATTATTTGATGAGGGTGAAATGAGCCTTAAGGATAAGATTCCGTTTGCTGTGGCATATTCCAACAGAGTAGGTTTTTATGAGTCACGTAGCCCCTTGTATGACATAGCAGAGTTAAATCTTAAGCATTATCAGATTCAATCAGACTTGGATAATATCTTACACATTAGTTCTGTACCTTTACTTGCTGTTTTTGGTTATCCAAACGCTGATGAGATAACAACAGGCCCAAGTGAGGCTTTAGCTTTACCACCAGAATCAAGGCTTGAATATGTAAGCCCCTCAGGTGATAGTTATGACAGCCAGTTCACTAGGCTTAATGATCTAAAAGAACAGATCAATACTTTGTCACTAGCTGCAGTTCTTGGACAGAAATTAGTAGGAGAATCAGCAGAGGCTAAGAGAATAGATAGGTCACAGAATGACAGCACTATGATGGTCATTGCCCAACAAATGCAAGACCTAATAGACAACTGTCTTAAATTCCATAGCGAATATCTCAATGAACCGAATGCTGGTAGCAGCTTTGTAAATAGAGACTTTGTTTCTACAAGGTTAGAACCTCAGGAAATAACAAGCCTATTAACATTATTTACTGCTGGCACTATCTCACAGGAGACACTTTTAAACCAATTATCTGCTGGTGAGATTCTTGGTGATGATTTTGATATTGAGGAGGAAATGGAAAGTACGCAAAGCGGAGGGTTGGTAGAAATGGAAGCACCAGAAGAACCAGCTACAGATGATGACGAAGATACAGAAGAGGCGGCTTGATGAATGAGTACACCAGAAGCATTTTTCAGAGAGACTATTGATTTAAACAGATATAGTAATGCTGTTGCAAAAGACTTTCAGAAGGCATATAACGATGTAATTCTAACGGCTGCAAAGAAACTTAAGCAGATAAATATAAGACAAGCTGAAGCTGGGGCAGGGGTTGTTGTTGCACCACAAACAAGAAAAAGATTAAGGGCAATAATTCAGCAGTCAAAGATAAGTTTAGATACTTGGTCAAGAACTACAACAAAGCAGATGATAAAAGAAATTGAAGGGTTAGCAGAAGTACAGGCTGGATTTATAGAGAATGAACTTAAAAAAGTAGTTAAGTCTGGTAATGTTCCAATAAATTCTGTTGCTGTTAGTAGAAAATATGCAGAATCATTTGTTAAAACAGATCCAACACAAACAAATATTTTTACCAGTAAAGAGTTTACAGAGGATGATTTTAAAAAGTTTGGTTCTGGAAAGTTTGAACTTACTGCAAGACAAGGGGCAATGCAGACCTTACCAAATGGACAAACAGTTGAGAAAGCTTTTAGAGGAATAGCAGAAAGACAGAAAGATGCTTTAGCAAGACATATCAGGCAAGGGGTATTTAGTGGAGAATCAACAGCAGAGATCGCAAGACGTATGGTTGGCAGACTTGAGTTTGGACAGAAAGGAAGTGTAAGACAGATTGCAGCCGCAGGGGGAGAACTTACAAAACTTGCTAATTATCAGGTGCAAACAATAGTGAGAACATCTGTTA